GATTATGTTGAAGTAGTAAATATAGTTCAAAAGAATACTTGGCAAATGAAAGGTGAATATCTATATAATTTATATAAAGATTTAATCCCTAAACAATATAAATTCCTTAAATATATTAAACCAGCTCATAAAAGTGATTACGCTATAGAGGAAGTAGAGGCTGTACAATTATACTTTGAAGTAAGTAAAAAAGAAGCAAAACAATATATTGATATGCTTCCAAAAGAAGAACTAAAAACAATCACACAACAAATCAATGGAAAATAAAGATAAATCTGTTTTAGAATTTGAAAAAGAATATCCTATACTAGCAGAAGGTTTTAAAGAGATTCAAAAAGAACAATACGAATTGTTTGCTCGTAAAATGCTTTCATATGGTTTAGGAAACATTTCAATGGGAACTAATTTACAAAATGACGAAGAAATAAATTTATCTTTAACTGCAATTTGGATCCGTTCAATGGATAAAATGCAACGTCTAAAACAATTAGTACTACTCAAAAGAAATAATCCATTAGATAATGAACCAGTAGAAGATGCTTATACTGATCTATCTAACTATTCAATTATCGCTATGCTTGTAAAAGCAGGCAAATGGAAAAAATAATGGCTAAACAAAGACTAACTGAGATTGAACTTAAAGTTCAAAATCATAAACCTACAGAATTAAATTACGCTTATCAAAAAGCTGTATCATATTCCCAATATTCAATTTATCGTAAATGTCCTCATCAGTGGTATTTAAACTATGTTAAAGGTTTAGCTACATATGAACAATCAATCCATACTATATTTGGAACTGCTATTCATGAGGCAATGCAGCATTATTTAAAAGTATTATATGAAGTAAGTGGAGCAGAAGCTGATAGAGAAGATATAACAGCTGTATTTAAAGAAACATTTAAAAAATTATATAAAGAAGAATTTGATAGAACTAAAACACATTTTTCATCACCAGATGAAATGGCTGAGTTTTATGAAGATGGAATTGAAATTTTAAACTATTTTAAGAAAAATAGAAGAAAATATTTCTCAACTCGTAATGTTGTATTACTAGGTATTGAGATGCCATTAATGGTAGGTTTGAGTAAAAACTTATTTATTAAAGGATATATTGATTTTGTATTATATGATAAAGATTTAGATAAAGTTTATATATATGATATTAAAACATCAAGACAAGGATGGAAAAATAAAGAGAAGAAGGATGATGTTAAAATAGCTCAAATATTACTTTATAAAGAATTCTTTTCTAAACAATATAATATTGATATAGATAAAATTGAAGTACAATTCTTTATCGTTAAAAGAAAAATTTGGGATAATGATGACTTTATCATACCACGTGCCCAAATGTTTAAACCTGCTGCTGGTAAAACTAAAAGAAAACAAGCAATGGAACTATTTAATGGTTTCTTAAATGAGTGTTTTGATAATGAAGGTAAACATATAGATAAAGATTATCTTAAAATAGTAGGTAAAAATTCATGTATGTACTGTCCATTTAGTAATAATAAAGAACTTTGTGATAAAAACATCGTTTCTTAATATTTGTATATATTTATATATAACAAATTAAAATTATTATGGAAAAAAACAAATTAACAAGTGTAAAAGTTAATGAGGAGTTATTTGAAGAATTCAAAATATTATGTGTTAGAACAAAATTCTCGTTACAAAAATTAGTAGACAGAAGTATTCATTTATATCTTACTGATGAAGATTATAAAAAACAACTCCACAATCATACTAACTTAACACTATCAGGAAGTCAAGATTAAAAATTAAATAACTGTTATGAATAAAAAAGGTTACATTGAACAATCAAAACGTAAAAAAATACTTTTACTTTGTGATGATATTCGTTTCACATCTGGTATAGCCACTATGGCTAGAGAGATTGTGGTAGGAACATCTCATCAATTTAATTGGGTAAATTTAGGAGGTGCTATTAATCACCCAGAACAAGGACAACGTTTAGATATTAGTGCTGATATTAACACACATGCTGAAATTAATGACTCAAGTGTAATCATTTATCCTACTAATGGATATGGAGATGCTCAATTAGTTAGACAATTAATTGAATTTGAAAAACCAGATGCGTTAATGTTTTTCACTGATCCAAGATACTGGACATGGTTATTCCAAATTGAAAATGAAATCAGAAGAAAAATACCTATGATTTATCTTAATATTTGGGACGACTATCCAGCTCCTAGATATAATGAATCATACTATGAATCATGTGATGGATTAATGTCTATATCTAAACAAACCCTTAATATTAATAAATTAGTATTAGGTGATAAAGTTAAAGACAAAGTATTAAATTATGTACCACATGGTATTAATAATAAAATATTCTTCCCTATTGATGAGAAAAATAGTGAGTATAAAAATTTATTAGATGCTAAAAAAACATTTTTTGGAGATAAAGAATATGATTTTACATTAATGTATAATTCAAGAAACATTAGACGTAAATCAACTTCAGATATGTTAGCCGCGTTTAAATTATTTTTAGATAAACTACCTAAAGAAAAAGCAGATAAATGTTCTATCATATTACATACTCAACCTATTGATGAACATGGTACTGATTTATACGCAGTACGTGATATGTTATTCACAGAGGAACAATGTTCACAAATATATTTTTCAGATCAACGACTACCATCTCCTCATATTAATTTATTATATAATTTATCAGATGCTGTTATATTATTAAGTTCAAATGAAGGATGGGGTTTATCATTAACTGAAGGTATGATGTGTGGTAAAATGATTATTGCTAATGTGACTGGTGGTATGCAAGATCAAATGCGTTTTGTAGATAAAAAAGGCAAATGGATTGATTTTGATGAAAATTTCTGTTCTAATCATTTCGGTACTTATAAAGAATGTGGTGAGTGGGCAATGCCTGTATTTCCAAGTAATATGAGTTTACAAGGATCAGTAGCTACACCTTATATATTTGATGATAGAGTTGATTTTAGAGATGCAGCTGAAGCTATTATGAAAGTATATGAGTTAGGTGATGAAGAAAGAAAACGTAGAGGTAAATTAGCTTATGATTGGGTTAACGGAGATGAATCAATGATGTCAGCTGAAAATATGAGTGAAAATGTTATTAACCATATCAACACTGTATTAAAAACATTTAAACCAAAACCAAAATTTGAATTAATTAAAACAGAACCATTAAAAAGAAAACATATTACTCATAAATTAGTATATTAATATAGTTATGAAACCATCATTATTTATAAGTTGTCCTATTGAGACAATGTCAGGATACGGTGCTAGATCAAGAGATATAGTTAAAGCACTTTTAAAATACGATAAATACGATATTAAAATTTTATCCCAACGTTGGGGTAACACAGCATATAATGCTCTAGATTTAAATAATCCAGAGGATAAACAATTATATGATTTAATATGGAAACAACCTCAGTTACCACACCAACCAGATGTTTGGATTCAAGTTACTGTTCCAAATGAATTCCAGCCTATTGGAAAATATAATATTGGTATAACAGCTGGAATTGAAACTACAGTTTGTGATCCAAGTTGGATTGAAGGTTTAAATAGAATGAATTTAAATTTAGTTTCATCAAATCATGCTAAAAATGTTTTTGAAAATACTAAATTTGAAAAACGTAATCAACAAACTAACCAAATTGAAAGTTTTATTGAATTAAAAGCTCCAGTAGAAGTATTATTTGAAGGAGTTGATTTAAATAAATATAATTTTGTACCCACTGAATCATTAAAAGGTGATTTAGTAGAATCATTAAATGAAATTAAAGAAGATTTTAATTTCTTATTTGTTGGTCACTGGTTACAAGGACAGATTGGTGAAGATAGAAAGAATGTAGGTTATATGATTAAAGCATTCTTAGAAACATTTAAAAACAAACCCATTCAACCAGGTTTAATTTTAAAAACAAGTCAAGTAACAAACTCTATCATGGATAGAGAAGAAATACTTAAAAAAATAGATGCTATTAGACAAACTGTAAAAGGTAATTTACCTAACATTTATTTACTGCATGGTGATCTAGAAGATAAAGATATTAATGATTTATATAATCATCCTAAAGTAAAGGCAATGGTTAGTTTAACTAAGGGTGAAGGATTTGGTAGACCATTATTAGAATTTAGTTTATCTAAAAAACCTATTATAGCAAGTAATTGGAGTGGTCATTTAGATTTCTTACATTCAGATTATAATGTTTTAGTAAATGGGTTATTAACTAATGTTCATCAATCAGCTCAAGCACAAAATATGATTTTAGCTGAATCACAATGGTTTACTCCTAATGATGCTGATGTAGCTAAAGCATTTAAAAATGTATATAGTGATTATAAAAAATATGTTGAGTTAGGTAAACGTCAATCTCATTATTCAAAAACTAATTTCTCATTTGATAAAATGGCTGAGGTATTAGATGGTATTTTAGAATCAAAAATAGTAAAACAAGTAGAATTAAAATTACCTAAACTGAATAAAATAAAATAATGACAAGTAGAGATTTTGTTATATGGCTTAAAGGTTTTGTAGCAGCCTCACATAATTATAATATTACTCCTAAACAATGGGATGAATTAAGAGAACAATTAAATACAGTTAATGATAAAGATTCATTATGGGATATAGAACCAAATGAAACATTATTAAAAGCAGCTGAAGAATATAAAGATAAAATTAAATAATATGGAAGATAAATTAGTAACTTGTTCACGATGTGGCTCAGATGCATGTTATGAATATAAACAACAAGGTATAAATGTTTGGAGTTGTATGGGTTGTGGTTTTACATCTAATGAATTAATGATTAATGAAGGTGATTTAGTTAAAGAAACTGAAGAAGTAATGCCTGAGTTATATAAAGATATTAGATTTGTAGATAGTAATAACCAAGTATGGTATCCAACAGTAATTAATGTTGCTGATAAAGGTACTGTATTTGTAAATGGTACTACTAAAGAAAATTGGGGATGGGCAGGAATTAAAGTAACTGAAACCACTGATGAGGAAAAAGAAAAATTAAAAGGAGCCAAATATAAATCAGATCCTAAAACATTAAAGACATTTGGTAAAGATGCTTTTGATGAGGCATGTGCTTATATAGGCTTATTTGACGTATAAAAAATATAACAATCAGTTACGCTATACCTGTTTGTATTGAACATCTAGAAATAGATAGATTATTAAATCAGCTTATCACATATAAACGATCAGAAGATGAAATAGTAGTTCAATGTGATCAAGGTAACACTACTCAAGAAGTATATAGTGTTTTAAGGAAATATGAAGGTAAAATAAAAGTTATTGAATATCCACTTAACGCTAATTTTGCAACATTTAAAAATAATTTAAAACAAAATTGCAGTGGAGATTGGATATACCAAATTGATGCTGATGAATTATTAGATGAAGATTTTATCCAATCTATACATTTACTACTACAGGAAAATCCAACTGTTGATTTATTTTTAGTTCCTAGAATTAATACAGTAGATAATATCACTCCAGCTCATATTCAAAAATGGGGTTGGAATGTAAATGATAAAGGATGGATAAATTTTCCTGATTATCAAACTCGTATATTACAAAACTCACCTAAAATAAATTGGGCTAGTAAAGTTCATGAAGTTATAACTGGACATAAAAATTATACATTACTTCCAACAGATGAAGTATATTGTATAAAACATCATAAATCAATAGAAAAACAAGAACATCAAAATAATTACTATGAAACATTATAATAGAGTTTTTATAGCAGGTGCTAATGGAATGTTAGGTACTACATTACAAGGATTAATTGATACTAAAGAATGGTTTCTAACAGATAAAGAAGTAGAAAACGAAATTATATATTGTGATATAAGAGATTTAGAACACACAGCTAAATTAGTTAAAGAATATAAACCAGATTTAATTTTGAATTTTGCTGCTATAGTTGATTTAGAATATGCTGAACAAGAAAAAGATGATTGTTATTTAACAAATACAATAGCAGCTATCCATTTATTTAATTTAGCTAGAGATTTAAATGTACCATATGTTTTTATTAGTACAGCAGGTATATTTGGAAATGATAAAGAATTCTATACTGAAGCTGATCAACCATATCCACTTAGCGCTTATGGTAAGAGTAAATACTATGTAGAACAATTACTTCAAAATCAAGACTATGAGAAGTATTGGATATTCAGAGCAGGATGGATGATGGGAGCAGGACCAGATAAAGATAAAAAATTTGTTAATAAAATAATGAAACAAATTAAGTTAGGTACTAAAGAATTATATGTTGTAGATGATAAATTAGGTGTACCTACTTATACTAAAGATTTTGCTAACTCAATATTAAAACACGTAGATGATAAATTACCATATGGTTTATATAATATGGTTAGTCAAGGTGAAGCTAGTAGATATGATACAGCAGTAGCAATTAAAGAATATCTTAACCTAGATGTTGTAATCCATAAAGTAGAAAGTGATCATTTTAAACAAGAATATTTCGCTCCAAGACCATACTCAGAAAAATTAATTAATGATAACTTAAATAAGTTAGATAGAAATTATATGAGAAATTGGAAAGTTTGTTTACATGAATACTTAGATGAATACTTTAAAAAATAAATACGACTACTTAATAGTTGGAGCAGGACTATATGGTTTAGTAAATGCTCGTTTATTAACAGACGCTGGTAAAACTTGTTTAGTTATAGATAAACGAGATCATATTGGAGGTAACTGTTACACAGAAAATATAGATGGTATTAAAGTACATAAATATGGTCCTCATATTTTTAATACTGATAAAAAACATATTTGGGAATTTATTCAAAAGTATATTACAGTAAATCATTTTTCATGTAGACCCAAATTAAGATATAAAGACACAATATATTCATTCCCTATTAATCTATTAACATTACATCAGGTTTATGGTGTACTCACTCCAGATGAAGCTAAAGCTAAAATTGAAGAAGTAACTAAACCATATAAAGAATTATATCCTGATCCTAAAAATGCTTATGAGTGGGGATTACAATTAGTTGGTCCTGAGTTATATTCTATATTCTATGAAGGTTATTTAAAAAAACAATGGAATAAAAATCCTAAAGACATCCCAGCTGATAT